CGGGTTGCCATTACATGTACCTTCCTGCGCCTGGATTAGCGTAAGCACCCTTACCAATGTCGCGGAGCTTCTGGCCTAGGGCATTGCGGCGAACCTGCCGTGCACGATCACGCTCTACGTAACCGGACTTGTCTACAGGGCCCATGGTAGGGTTGTATCTGCTACCGCCATAAATCTTGGCACCGGCAGCATACGGGTTGAACCCTGGGGTCCCGTAGTTCATGGCCATTAAGCTACGTCCTTTGTCATCTTAGCCTTTAGACCGACCATCGGGGTTAGGCTAAAGATTTGCGCTGGGGCCGTCTCTGCTGTACCGTCGCAAGACAAGTATAGCTCAAAGAAGGCTCGTCTAAAGCGTATGCCCTTGTCCATCTTTAGCGATACGCGCTGAGGCTCGGTGTCAGTCACTGTTTGGGTGGTGTAAGCAGATACGTCACGAATAAACAACGTATCCCAAGTCTTAGATCCAAAGTAGTCCCAGGTGTACTGATCTAGCTGGTCCCAGCTGTTTTGCAGGTCAGGAACGCCAATAGGAGTGACTACACCGCGGATTTCTCCATTGGCAGCAACATCAGCGGCCCACCAATACATTCTCTTCCATTCGGAAGGGGCTCCAAAGTCGTAGATCTTTGTGCGCATTACGCATTCGAAAATTTCCGATCCGCCAACTTCAACAACATTGCCACCGCTCAGTTCATACCACTGAGAGATTGGGTAGTCCTGTATAAAATATAACTTATTAGCAGTAAGAGCTGCCGTGCCTAGTGCACGAGGGTAACGCCACTGAAAACCTCTAGCCTTTGGGACTTCGAGAACGTAACCAAGATTTGTAGTGCTGTCCCATTGTGACCAAGATCCCGTCATCAGGTTTAGCGAATAAAGGTTGCCTTGAGTGAAGACAAGTGCACGGTCACCTATAACAGAGACGGCTTCATCGAAAAGCGCCGTTGCGGTGTTAAAGCTCTGAGAGTACTCAAAGCGAACCTTCTGGGCGTTAATTGGCCCGTAGATATTGTTTTGAAACTTGTAAAGGGTGCGGTTGTGCAAAACGACAAAGCCGTTTTGGTAGCCGGCTACGCTTCGCTTGTTCTGGGCGCCAATGTTGTGCTGAACTAGCGAGATCGTGCCTTCTTCTGGCAGATCCGAGTATACGAAGTTAAAGGTAGCATTGCGTTTAAAGATGATGAGACCGTTGTAGTCGGCTACTAGCTCAGTAATTGGCTGACCGTCACCTCGACCGACGTAAACATTTGAATCAGCGTTCCAAGTGTAAATGCCGGTAGGAAAGTCTAGCGAGATGGTGTCAGACCAGTAGATCGCAGTTTCACCATTTGTTCCGTGAACGCCGCTACCGAACATTCTTTCTTTGAAAAGAACCAAAGTAAATAGAGCCGGCATAGAAGAGATCGCCAAGGTGTCAGTTGCGCCGTCGATGACAGGGTTTGCAGGCGAGGAGGCTGCTGGCCGGCTAGGCATCCAGCGAGCGCCGCCAGCGGTTTCTTTTGCCATGATGACCTGGTTAGCGTACTGGACCACAGCGGTTGCGGCGGATGACCAGATCTCGATCCAAGATCCAAAACCGTACTGCTGAACCTCAAGCGCCCAAGTCTTTGCCGTGGTTGCAGCGATCAGGTAAACCTTGCCGTTTTCAGGAGTGTAGTAGCCCAGAATGTCAATGTGCTGAGTAGAGCCGGATCCCAGCGGGTGAGGAATGCCGCGGTCTACGATGGGAGGCCTGGAAGTCAATGCACCGTTTGGGGTGAACTCCATGTTGAGCAGGTAAGGAACTTCATTATCCGCGATGGACGATGGGTCCCAGTAGTTGTTAAGACCACCAGAAAAATCCTTAAACTGAAAAGATCTTTGCTGGGTGATATCAGACATAGTAATCCTCTGGGTCTGGCAATACCTGTGGGTAGGAGCTGATCTGAGACATGTTCTCCTTCAGGCTCTGGCGGTCGAGGCCTTCCCTGAACTGAGCGCGCTTCATCTCTGCGCCGGTGTAGTTTTCATCAGACTCAAGAGCTTGGGTCATTACGTAGTTAACCAGCTCGTTCAAGTAGCGGTCTGGAATGCTTAGAAGCGCTGACGTGCTAATGATGATCTGCTTAGTCGGCTGCTTTACGTACTCAAGCTTTAGCCCGTTAGTAAAGTCAGTGTCTGGGGTTGGGTAAAAGGTTACGACGCCATTGCGCTCGTACCAGATGTCTGGGTACTTGCCGTTAGCTGACTTGGTTGGATCGTCGGCCAGGATGTACTCGCGAAACATCTGAGGAGTGACTGCACGTACTGGGCGGCCGTCTACGTAGATCGCTTCGATGTACTGAACCTTATCGTTAGGGAAAGTGTACTCAGCTTGCCCAGCTACGATGTTGGCGTACTTGGTGTCCTTTAGAATCGGGTTATTGTTTACGATCTCTTGCTGGCCGTCATTGATCCAGCGGAGCACCATCTGGTCGGTGATCTGAGCGCCGGAAGTGTCGCCAAAGAGTGAGCGTACTCGCTCGTAAACGTCGAAAGTCGTATAAGTAAAGGACTCGGCTGGCATTATCTTTTTAGCACCTTTCCATCGTGCTTATACTCATGCTTCTTAGACTTCATGATTGATTTCATGACGTCTCGCCTCTCCTCCATATATTCTACCTCTTGTTTAGCTTTTATGGCGGCCTGGGCCATCTCCAGAATGTCAAGTCGGTTGACGGTAGCATTAGGGTCGTAGGTGTTATTTTCGATTAACTCGGCCAGTAGGCGAGCGTCGATCTCGTATTCAGCGACGGTCCTAATTACGTAAGATGGAAGGTCGCGGCCGATTAGCTTAGGCTCGTCGACCAGCGCAAATGGGCGCTCTGGGGTAAAGCTAGGGTGCAAGGCGTCTAGGCGGATCAGCCTGACGTTAGGGAAAACGTCCCTAATTACCTCTGCTATGCGACGCTGGGCCTGAGTGTAGAGGCCGTCGATCTTGTCAAATTCTATGTATCCCATGTTGTCTCCTAATGTTTATGTCTCAATAATAGCGAAACCCGGCGATGCAGGCGAGACGGGACCTGCACCGCCGGGCGGTTATTTCGCTATTTAGAGCTCAGCGATGTTAGATAGTACCGCGTGTGCGTTACGGCGGTAGGTACCTAGCTGGCTGTACTGGTAGTAGCGAGCTTCGTAGGCGTCAGTGTCTGCAACGCGAGACCACATTGAGCCATCGCGGTCCATCCAAGACCAGTCCTTCTTGCGGTTAACGACGATCTCCTTGCTCGATAGAGCGTAGAGAGTGCCCTTAGGAGCAGCGTAGTCAGATACGAACTTGATTGGCTTGCCCAATGCGTCGAAGCTGAATGCGCGCTGTCCACCCTGAAGGGTAGCACCGTTGGTGAACTGACGTAGACCCTGTAGCAAGTTCCAGTAAGCGTTGAAAACGCCTGGGGAAGCTAGCATGACGTCAACGTCGCCACCCTGCTTGTCAACACTCTGAACAAGGTTGATAAGCTTTAGCTCGGTTAGGGTACCTGGGGTACCTACAGAGCCAAGGGTCTCTACGGTTGACTTCCATACTGGGTACTCAGCTGGGTCGATCTCGTGTAGAACAGAAGCGTCGTCCACGATAGCGGCTAGACCAGTCCACTCCTTGCCAAAGGAGTTAACTCCGTTGGAAGAACGAACTAGAATGTCGCCGGCGCTGATGTTGGTGTTAAAGGTACCTAGGGTGCCAGTAACGGTGATAACACCAGTTGCCTCGTTGATTGCAACGATCTCGATCGAAGAAGCTGCGCCAGACTGTTGCTTAACACCAGTCGAAGGGTCAGCAACGTCGACAACCATACCAACCTGTAGCCAGTGAGTGCTGTCCACGGTTAGAGTGGTCGAAGAAGGCTGAGCAGTAACAACTGCGAGGGTACCTGAGCCGTCGCCGTAAACCTGACGGTTTAGGTCAACTGCTAGGTCACGCTTTAGACCGGTGATTTCCATGTCTACAACGTTGATGAATGCCTGGTAGTCTTCAGCGGCCTGCTCGAATAGCTGTCCGTCAACCTCGATGGATCCGTAAAGGTTGGTTAGGTACAGGTGAGCCTGCTTGTACTTCTGGGCACCGGCAACAGGTAGCTTCTCACGAACACCGCGAGCACCAATTCCTTGGTTGCGACCGATGTGGGTGTCAAAGATTACCTCTTTGCCGTTACGGGTTAGGTGGGCTGCGGAGGCCTCAATAAGCTGTAGCGCAGGGTTCTTGTCGCGCAACTGCTCGTGTAGGTCACCGTAAACCAGCTTGATAGCCTCTGACGCAAAAGTCAGAATGGACTGTCCTGCCATGTGGATTTACTCCTAGGTTAGATTAAAAAGGGGGAATGCGAATACGCGATGTCAATTGCCCTGACCGCTGTGCGGCTGTACTAGACTTTTTCATTGTAGCATGTAAAAAATGTAAAAGCCCGGTCCTCAAAGCGAGAAACCGGGCTTTTATTTT